GGTGAATGTTGTACAGCTGGATTTCACCATGTTCATCCACCAGATCAAGTACTTCTGGTGGCTTAACCGCTTTCATAGCAGATAGTAGAGGTTGGTTTAACTGCCAAGGTTGTTGGCGGAGACTCTATAAGCCTTGAATAAAAGGTTTATCTAAGTATTCATGGAACAGCTTACTGTTAGTCCATCCTTTAATAAAAGGTTCTTTGGTTAGTGAACTGTATAAACCAGCAATAGGTAGCAGAGGTTCAAAGGAAGTACCAATAAGTGTAGGCTTAATGTCATCGTCCATATTAACAATACGAACTAAATATGGTGCCTTACGACCATCATACTCTCTGAAGATATCAATTAGACTGTCTTGAAGGAACGTTTCAAGGAGAAGATCTCCCAAAGACAGGGTTGTTTTGATGTCTGTTTCGTCTGCTCCAATACCTCTTGCAATTCTTTTTCCGATAAGATCAGATGCAAAGGTGAGTTTAACTGATGCAGAGTGTGTAGCATTTTTGTTACGGATACAGTACTTAAGTAGTGTGTCCCATGCTTCGTTAATAAATCGTTCAAGATCATACTCCCAAGTTGAATGATGCGCCAGAAGACGAGCACCTTCATTCTGAATCTTATCTGAGTTTAAAACAATCTTCGATACACGTTCAGTAAGATATTGTAGTGGATTCATTTGTTATCCGTTGTTGTTGACACAGTAATTATATGCTTGTTTTGGTGTCCAACCGTCACCAACAAAAATAATTCCTTGTTTTGAAGGGTCTTGTCTAACGCACCTCCACCAAGGACTATACCAGTATATATGTGGTTTGTATATGTTTTTCATTAGTCAAAGTCTACAAGAGAAGTTTTCTTTAAGCGACCCGTCTTAGAGTCGTAGCTGGTACTACCACAGTCACCAGTCTTACCAGTGAACCGTGACTTAAGTACCCGTAATTTTATTGTGTTACGTAGTTGCTCTGTCTCAGCAATCATGTTACGAGCAAAAGCAATAATATCAAATGAGATCTGCTTAATAGAGCCAGAACCTTTGATATCATCAATAGAGGGTAGGTGACCTTCTTCAAAAGGCTTTTCACCTTTACGTAGGTGAGATACAACGCCTAACCAGATGTTGTGTTTCTTACACAGCTTAAGTAAGTCAGACATTAATGAGTCAACAGCTTCATTACCTGTCTTACCCTTAGAACCTTCACTTACAGCAATAGTAATGTGATCAAGGATAATGTACTTACAACCCATCAAAGCTAATCGTTCCATTTTGTCTACTAAAGATTCATCACTTACAGAACCTTGGTGGTCTAGTAGTACCAGACGTTCATCACCAAAGACTTTATTGAATGCAGCATACTGTTCTTCTTCAGAGACTTCATCTACAGTAAGATTCTTTTTAAGCTGCATACCAATAAACTTCTCTGCAGTATCACCCACAGATTCCTCTAATGATACCATGCCTACCATATCCCCGGTGTTTTCAAGGATATCCAGAACAATCTCTTTAATAACAGTAGACTTACCGCTACCTGTGCCTGAGGTAAACAATACAATTTCACCTAAGCGCATACCAAATAGTTTCTCATTCAGAGAATCTAAACAGGCAGGGTATGGTAGAGATGTAATAGATTGTTTAAGTCGGAACTGTTCCCATACAGCTTCACCTTTGACAATACCAGCAGGACTCATTTCTTTGGCATCAAAGATACACTGCATTAGTTTAGATGACCCGTGTTTAATTAGTACATCACATGGATCTTTCTCAGGTAATGTAACTAATTTAACCTTATCATAGCCAATAATTTTAGCGGCTTCTTGTGCAGCTTTTTGACCGGGTTCATCCATGTCAAAGCATAAGACTACCTCATCGAAAGATCGTAGCCACTCGCGTTGTTCAAGGATGAGAGACTTACTGCTAGCTGACGGGATCGCAACCGCTGGATAAAATCGTTGGTACTTATCGTATTGTGCTTGAGCAACTGCCAGAGCATCGAGTTCACCTTCAGCGATAACAACTCGTTTTCCTCCAGACGATACGTTCTGCCCGAAGAATTGGACATCCTTAAACTCTCCGTGAATGTTAAACTTCTTAGGAAGCTTTCGTTCTTTGTATGCAACAACAAGGCTGTCTTTAGTATAAGGATAGAAGTGGCTACTGATAGTGCCATCTTCCGCATAGCTAACCTTAACACCGTAGTATGCTGCAACTGTCTTTGTGATACCTCGTTCTTGGAAACCTCGTGTGTCATACGTTTGAATCTCATTTAATGTGTGCATATTGTAGTTTTCTTTTGGGTACGTTGAAGACTTTACTTCAGGATTAATAGGTGAATTTTTATTACAGCTAAAACAAAAGCCCCATTCATCGTCATCCTTATAGGAGAATGCATCTGATGAACTACATTTGGGGCATGGTGCATGGTACCAGCGACTCATAGTTAATTCCAGTATTGATCTTCTTGAAGCTCTCTGATACGCTGTCTGCGTTGCTTAGCTTCTTTTTGTGTTTCTTTTTTACGCTTAAACTGATTTTTGAACTCATCCTTTAGTGAGGGTAAGTCTTCATCGTATTGTTTTTCTTGTCTAGGCTTTTTACTCATAATGTTTTAGGCTTAAGGAATTTCACTGCTCCGATGTTACCATTGTACCAGACACGCTCTCCATTAGGTAATTCATGTCTTGACAGAACCTCACATTGCCATTGCTCATGTACTTCGCTGTATGTAAGGTCTCCTGCGCCGATGCACCACTTGTAGATAACAAAAGTAAAAGCTTCAGATCCGTATCTTTTAATATCATCAAGCAACTCTCTACAGGATGACTGATAAAATCTCCAATCAGACTCTTTACGCGTAACAGTTCGTCTGGTTGAACCGGGTTTAAGTTTTCTTGATACACTTATTAGTTGCTTTCTTCCAATGTATTGTCTTCCTGTTTCGAGGTTGATAATAGCGTAGATGAATCCAAAGGCGTTGTCTGGTCGTTCTGTAAGAGGATGCCAGTGTCCATAATCTTCCATTGTAATTTCTCTTTTAATTCTTCATATGTTAATGGTCGGCAGTTGTCTGCACTATCCCTGATCCAAATAAGGTTAGCTGACTTAATAAAGTCTTGTTGCCATGTGTTACCGCACTTAATACGGTAGGTATCTAACACTACATCTAGCAGGGTTTCTACTGGTTTATCTGACAGAATTTTCTCAGCAGTCTTTGGTCCAAGACCTTTGATACCTTGAATGTTATCTGTTGCATCACCCATAAGAATTTGTTTCATTAAGAAGGTATAGCCTTGTTCAGGTAATACTTCATAAAATTCTTTCTTACGAAAATTATAGTGCCAACCCGGTAATGCATCTAAGTCTTTGTCAATGTGGCAGACAATAGCTTTCTTACCTTCTTCTTGAGCTAACTTAAAAGCAATACCACAGTAGTCATCTGCTTCAGCATTGTCAGACTCAATACAAAAGTCTTGAGCATACTTATACAGCATCTCAAGCCTGTCCTTTACTTCAGGCTCAAGATTGTCTTTACGATTACCTTTGTAGTCAGATGCTGCTTGATATCGAAAGTTATTCTGACCTTTAATAAATACAGCACCGTCTGCTGCAGATACTTCACTCATAATTTCACCTAAGCGAGTATCAAAAGCTTTCTTACATAAAGCAGGTGATGGTTGGTAGTGTGCTATCTGATACAGAATAGAGTCTGCATCAATAATAGCTACGTCAAATGTTTCTTCAATCATTACTTACCCCTTACCCATTCAGCTAGTGTGTCAAATACAGTGGTTGCCGATCGCCATCCCAGTAATAAGGAACCAAACACGGTTGCTAACACAAACCCTGTTAAAAATACTGGTGCAATTAATATTGTAAATGAAATTGATATGAATTTTTTAATGTACTTCTGCATAATTAGTTCCTGTGTGTGCATCACCACCCATACACATAACACCAAATGCTTTAGGTGCTTCTGTAAAAGCTTGGATAGATAGTTCAGCTACTTCTTCGGCATATTCTTCTTTGACTACTACAGCCAACTCATCGTGATAATGTAGTGCAAAGTAATGTTTAATGTTACGCTTGTTTAGTTCATCACGTAGCCATACAATAGCAGCCTTACATGTGATACCTTCAGCAGTCTGTAGTAAGTAATTTAGTACTTGGTGTTTAGAACTTACAAATACCAGACGACCATCCAGACCACGGATAAAGGCATTATCTTTTCCAAAGGCATTTGATGTGTTATCAAATGTAGCGCCTAAGGAATCTTTAAGTTCTTTTAATCCGGGAATACTAGATTCATACAGTGCCTTAGATTGCTTACCAATGTTAGCGTTAGACTTTCCTGTAAGGATCAGACCAAGTTTTGCGTCGCCACCACCAAACAGATAAGCATATAGCCAAGGCTTAGCCGTTTTACGGGGCGTTTCATATACTCCAGATAGAATGTTAGCATTCTTTTGGTGAACATCTCCATTAATTACCTCATTAGTAAAGTCATCATTACCAATATAGTGGCATAACCCGCGCATCTGATTACCAGCGGAGTCAGCCCCCACAATGACCGTTCCGGGTTCACATACCAGTAACGATCGCATCTCTCTTCCGTAAACGGAGTCAACAGAAGGCAAATTAGCAACAAGTTCATGACGACATCTAAAAGTAGGAGTACCAATAGTCCACATACGGCCATGCAAACGATTGTCGGGAGACGTTTTAACAGCCTCAATCCATCCTTCCAAGATACCTTTCCTTGATCTAATGGTATAGTATTCACTAACCAACATAGCATCAGCACCAAGGCGTTCCAAAGAACTCTCAGTGATCTTAGGGCTTTTATTAACAAATTTACCATTGATTTTCTCCACATTCCATTCATCGGGTACCCATCCAATAGAGTACAACCAGTCCTTTACGACTTCAATGGATCCAACTTTACCTTGCTCAAAGCTAATTCGGCAGTATGGTCCTTCAATAGGTCGCGTAGTTCGTCCCGACTCTTGTGGTAAATTAAAGTGTTTGACAGTGGCAACGGTGTAGCATCCGTCTTTTCTCCATGCTGGTTCTTTGAATTCATCTTTACCATCAGTTTTAATACACCTCATACCAATGCGTGGTTCTAAAACCGTTTCAATGGCATCTAGTTTGTTGTTAATTTCTGTTAATAAAGTTTGAGCAGCACTCATGTTGAACATCCAACCTTTTTGTCGGATATCAGATTCAATTTTGGCAAACTCAAACTCTACATTTAGGCCATGCTTATACATCGGGTTCTTAGCAATAAGTTTTGCAGCTTCTGCTACTAATACTTTGTATACCTTAACGTTTAACTCAACATCTCGGATACAGTATGTAAGCATTTCATCTGAGTACTCATCAAACTTATCAAATGAAAGCTTAGGGTAGCCTAACTTAGAACCCCAACCTTCTAGCCCGTGTTTGTGATCTCGTTTGTACTGGTTACACTGAGACATTACCCATGTATCAACCACTTGTTGGTGTTTTTTAGGAACCCATTTAGTAAGATGTTTTAAAACAACCAGGTCATAACCAATAATGTTGTGACCAATAATAACATCAGCAGACTCTAATTCAGCTAAACCTTCTTCAATAATAGGATTAAAGTGGGTACCTGTAGGGTTTGCGTAAGATTTAACTTCACCTGTATCAGGATTAACTAATACAATCATCCAGATTTTGTTAACTTCCGGCATGAAACCATTTGTTTCAATGTCGAACACGTACCTTTTCTTTGTCATAGTATTTTCTGTGCATATAACATGGCGTATGGCATTTCTAACATACGAGCTTCCATTTCTTCTGGGTCAAACCAGTAGGGTTCTAAAGAATTTTCTTTGTCAACAATCATTCCTTTTACTTTGAATCCTTTTCGTCCTGTAAGGTTTTGACAGGCATGAACAAATTCATGGCAAAGAATTTCACAGAACTTTTGAACCATATAGGGGTTGTCTTCCCAGTTACTTAGCCAGGGATCCCTCATCTGAATAAGAATTTTATTTTCGTCTTCAGCATAGCTCGTAAGCCCTGCACTACTAGATTCTTCTGGGTAGTCTACCAGACATACATGAACCTTGATAGCTTTA